ATGGGTGAGATTGACTACGACAAACTACTCGGTGAGTACGCAGACGATGCTCGGTTCTGGCAGGAACGAGCCGAACACTACCGTGCATTGCTTGAGAAAATTGGTCGAGATAATCCCGATATTGATGTGAATACAATGATGAAAGAAACATAGCCCACGTAGCCCAATGGCAGAGGCAGTGGACTTAAAATCCATACAGTGTGGGTTCGAGTCCCACCGTGGGTATCTTGGGCTGGTAGCTCAGGGGTTAGAGCACCCGACTCATAATCGGTATGTCGTGAGTTCAAATCTCACCCAGCCTATTCGTAATTAATGCCTAGAATAAGGAGACTTAGGCATGGGAATAATGTTTGATCACGAGATTGAAATTACTATTAAAACCTACGTTCTTGCTGCTGATATGGATGGTCCCGACTATCCTAGTGACGTTTTGGACGCTCTAAAATCGGAAGTTAATGGAATGAAAACTGGGGACGATCTAAACTATGAAGTTATTTCTTCAGAACGAGAGGAGTATTAGATACATGAAAGAATATATTATCCCCATCGAAGTTGTTTCTACAACATATGAAATCTGTGAGGCAATTGTGGAAGCCAACTCACCCGAGGAGGCTGTTAGGTTATTTGAAAAAGACCCTTATAATTATGAATGGGACTTCTGGGAAACCATTGATTCGGTAACTGCGTCTTGGGAAATAGACAAATACTCTCCTGTGCGAGAATGGAAGGAAACAAACAATGCCTAAGTTTAAAACTATAATTGATGACAAGCCTGACATATGGGGTACATGCCCCACCTCCTCTATGTGGGGTGTTCCGCCTGATGGTGACGCATACTATGAGGATCGTAAGCACCTTCACTTCAACGAGGAAGTGTATTGGTTACAGCGTGAGGCTAAGTTCTGGAAACAGGCAGCCACAGATTTCTTCTGGATGTGCGGCGGTCGTGATGGCTGTGGTGAATGGAATGCCATCGACGAACTATGCCAGCACTATGCTCAGTGGTTTGAGGATAACGAATGCGTTATGTGTGGTACTACTGAAGACCTGTTTACCTGTGAGGGTACACTCTTTGGCGGCTATGAGGGTACTTATCATATGTGCCGTGTGTGTAAACATGAACTACTAGAAGAAGGTATGAACGATGAGTAAGAAGAGATATAAAATTGAACTAAATATAACCTGTATGTCTTGGGACTCTGCTGAGGCCTATGTCGAGGCCGAGTCAGAAGAGGAAGCACGCAAGTTGTTCGAGAGTAATCCTTCGGATTATGACTGGGGCAATAGGAAAACTCAAGACAGTGAGATTCGTGACTGGGAAATCGAAAGCGTTGAAGATATTGATTTCGATTTCTGCAGTGTTTGGTATAATGAGTAGTTAACGGAGTGAGGATGAACCCTGAAGACGAAATTGAAGCCATGATTAACGACGATTATTATATAGATGGTATTGATTCCATCCTTGACTGGGACTCTCATGAGGGTCTTGTGGTAGAAGATAGCGAAGACATAGATGAAGCGGCATTAGGACGTATGACTTATTTCATGTCACAAGACGATCTTATTGATTGAAGGGATAGAAATTGAAGAATAATAAATTTCTAAATTGGTTGGACGTAGAGGCTCTAGAGAAGGTTAAGCTTACCGCTTTGATTCTTGAGGGCAAGGTAGTTGTTAGGCCGGAAGGTTCTGAATATGGAGATTTATCTCACCTGCCTAAGAACAGAGAGATTAGTCCTGAGGATCAGATGAGAGCAGCTAAGCTGGACGCTCTTGCTAAAGTATTTGTTGCAGATGCAGCTAAGAATGGTAGGAAGGTATTACTTAAGCGTAAGTATAACGATCTTAAGTTCCATCCTAGATACAAGAGAGAGATCGCAGAGCTTAAACGTCAACCATAAAAGGTAGATGTATAGAAGCTATTGATACACCTAAGAAGGAGAACATCTAGTGTGTGAAACTATTTGGGACAGCCTTTCTATTGCAGAACAACGAGAGCTGGAAGCTCGTGAACTGTTTCGGGAAGAGGAGATGCTTAGCCTTGGGTCCTCTAGGTACTGGAGAACTACAGAAGATAAGAAGGGTAAACCAGAAGAAGCTTTCATTATGGAAGCAGGTACCTTTCTTTACCCTGCAATAGAAACTATTAGGCTAGAGTTAGCCAATACATATGAAGAAGGTGGAGCTAAACGCCTGCCAGAGTGGGCTCCTGCTTTCCTTTGGTTGAGTAATGAGCATATCTTAGTTCTTTTATTGAGAACTCTGTTGCCTACTACTAGTACCTTTAGACATTTCGAGGAGCTGCGACAGTCTTCTTGTTCTAAGCCTTGGGATAAACTACAGCAGACCGCTGCGAGAGAATTGTCCCAAGGACTGTGGGCCTTGTGCCAATACCATGAGGCTAGAGATACCTTTATGGAACAGTGGGAGAAGCAGTCCCATTACATTAAGAACTGGGACAATAGACAACAGCGTAGGTTTGTTAAGAAGGTAATGAAAGTACCTCGACTCTCTGTTAAGGCACGGCTCGCCCTAGGAGTCAAGCTCTTAGAGGTAGCAGAGGTTGGAGGAATAGTAGATCGTAAGCTTATCGAGAGTCAAGATAACTCTAAGCTAAAGAGACGAGTGTTCTATAGGCTACGTCCAGAGATACTTACAGAGCTGCATGCTAGGCATGATTTGTTTCAATGGATTAGACCTAAGTGGGGACCGATGGTGTCTCCTCCTAATGACTGGGAACAAAGCGACTCGGGTTATTGGACAGGTGGCTATTACATTGCTGGTATGCAGATGCGTTTTATTAGACCAGCAACACCGGGGTATGATCAACTCGGCTTGACCAAGCCCGGCGACGTAACAGTAGAGGCTATTAATACTATACAACAAACAGAGTATGCTATTAATCCCTTCATTCATGCAGCGATGTCTTTGGTGTATAAGAATAACCTAGAGTTAGGAGACTGTCCTAAGAGTCACTTAGAAGACTGGGCATTTCCTAGGTTTGAGGGAGAAGAAAGAACACATGATGGTAAGCTGACCAAGGAACTACAGCTGCATCTAAAGGAACTAGAGATTAGTCACGGGGAGTGGCATAAGTCTGAGGCTGATAGGCTTCGTATGTTAGAGCGTCTTGCTCTAAGCAAAGACCTGTTAGGGTACGATGCTTATTGGCTGCCCATAACACTAGACTTTAGGACTAGATCCTACACTAGTACTGAGATGGTATCTCCACAGGGTTGTGACTTTGATAAGGCACTGTGTTGTTTTGCTATCAAGAAACCTCAAACAGATAGAGGTAGGTACTGGCTTAAGGTTCATATAGCTAATATGTTTGGTATAGATAAGGTGTCCTATGATGATAGGGTTGCTTGGGTAGATGAGAATGAAATACATCTCCTTGCCTGTGCTAAAGATCCTATCAATAATAGAGCGTGGATTGCTGCTGATAATAAACACAAGTGGCAGGCCTTAGCTGCTATTCGAGATCTATATATTGATCCTGAGTGGACTAGAGTACCAGTACAAAGAGATGGTTCTTGTAATGGTATGCAACACTGGTCTGCCTTAGGTAGAGATCCTGTTGGTGCCAAGGCTACTAATCTACAGGATGCAGAAAAACCTGAGGATCTTTACACAGAAGTAGCAGAGGAATTATTAATTCTGTTGGAAGCTGATTTGAAATCAGAAGATCCAGAAAAAGAAAGATGGGCTAGGGCTTGGTTGCCTCAGGCTAAGAAGAATGGTAGGGCTTTGACCAAGAGAAGCTGCATGACATATCCGTATGGTGTTACAGCCAACGGTATTCAAAAGGCTTTGGTGAATGACAACCATTGTGATTGGCTATCTAAAGATGTACAGTACAAAGCAGCAGGGTATCTAACAAAGAAACTGCTGGAAGCCATTTCTAAGGTTGTACATTCAAGCTACTTCTACATGCAGTGGATTAGAGAGGTCGCTAATGTAGCCAGTGCTAAGGGAGTAGTACTCTCTTGGCCGACACCTTCTGGTAGTATTATTAATCATGGTTACTACGAGATGGAGACCAGTACATTAAATGTTTCTAACCAGCGGGTTAGGTTTGTTATACCTAGAATGGATACTGGAACCATCTGTATTAGGGAAGCACGCAACGGTGTGGCTCCTAACTTTATACACAGTTTAGACGCTGCTCACATGCAACTAACAGTAGTTGCTGCTAGTGACGAAGGCTTAAACTGCTTTAGTATGATACATGATTCGTATGGAGTTCATGCAGTAGATATTGACACATTAGATATACATATTAGAGAGCAGTTCTTTCTAATGTATAGTTGTTGGTGTCCTATCAGTATGTTTATTGATGCCTTAACTAAATCTGTCAAGGCAGAGGTTGACGACTTCCCCGATAAGGGTGAGTTCGATATCTCTTTAGTCAAGAAAGCGAGGTATTTCTTTTCATGAGTGATGACAATGATACCACACAAACAGGTAAGTATGATAAGGCTAGACGAACTGTAGCAGAATACAGCAAGGATGCCAATGCTTCTCCTGTAAAGAGGAGGATTGCTCAATTGAATAAAGAAAAAAGATCGAGTGCGGGCAAAGGGGATAGTAAAAGACCTTGCTCTATAAGTAATGATGAGTATGGATTGCGTTATGATTTAGCCACGGGTCGGATGACTGTTGAAGAGTTTGAAGAGGCGATGGCCGCTCTCAAGACAAAGCAAGGAGAAGATTAATGTCCAATGTTTTAGTAATTGCTGATACACATTGTCCGTGTATGCATGACGATTATGTTGACTTCCTATTAGAAATACAGGAGTCTTGGTCATGCGACAGAGTAGTGCATATCGGGGATGTAGTAGACTGGGCAAGTATCAACTACCATCCTAAGGCACCTAGTCTTAGAAACTCGGAAGAGGAGTTTGCTAAAGCCTATGAGCAAGTGCAGTGTTTATACTCTGCCTTTCCTAAGCTTGATTGGCTAGTAGGTAATCATGATTGTTTAACAGAGAGGAACGCTGCCGACATAGGCATGCCTGTGAATGTTCTTAAGGATTACAATAGTTTATGGGAAGTTGATAAGAACGATTGGACTATACATAGACGGTTCAAAGATCTGATTATTGATGGTGTTATCTATAGACACGGAGACAAGGGTAAGGGTGGAGGCTTTCCCGCCTTTGCTAATGCTCAAGTAGAGTTCCAGTCTGTTGTACAGGGACACTTTCATTCTACTTCTGGTGTTCTCTTCGGTGCTAATAGAAACTCTAGATACTTTGGAATGCAGGTCGGGTGTGGGGTTGACTATAGGTTATCAGCTATGGACTATGGAATCAAGTATGCCAAGAGACCTATACTTGGCTGCGGTGTTGTACTTAATGGGGAAATCCCTATCTTTGAGCCAATGCTTTTGACTAATAAGAAAGGTATCCTCGAATGTTAAAGGCAAGAGAAAGTATATCAAAACTTTGGGAGAGGTTTGCTTTCTATATTGCTCTAGTGTTTTTACCTCTCTCATTTGCTGCTGTGATTATAGGATCAGTAGCTTGGGCCATTAATATGATAGGAGAATTAATCAATGGCTAATTTATATGGCAAACCCTTTATTACGGGTGATGCAACGGTTATGTGGGGTCATCTTCATAAGCTTGACACTAAGTTTGGTGATGGGAACCACAACATTACAGTCGCGTTGACTGATGATCTTAAGGAGCTTCTTGCAGGTTCTATTGAGGCTAATGGCTGGAAGGCTACGAAGATCAATGGCATGTCTACCAACAAAGAAGGCGTAGAAGTGCTTAAGGTCAAGAACAGTCAGCTGGCACGTAAGGGCATTTCTGTCTTTACTTGTGTTGATGGTAGTGCTCAGCCAACTAAGGCTAGTCCCTTCGGTAACGATGTGGTTCGTCTTCGTTTGGTTCCGTGCAGCATCGAACGTGACGGTAGTGTTTCGTTCTATCTGGAGGCTTGTCAGATCATTGAGAAGCAGCCTTATGATAGCACGGAGAGCAGCGGGTTCTCGGCTGTCGAAGGTGCTTACGATGGTTCAGATGCTGAGGTTCCGGAAGAGCGGATTGCCTCTAGTGTCGCTGCTGAGGATATTACTCCAGAAGACGAAGATGTAGATCTTCCGTTCTGAGTAACCCTTGGCAAAACACTTACATAAGTGTGATGTCAAACCGTTATCTACAAACGAAGCATACATAGGACGCAAGAGGAAGACAGGTAAGTACAGAACTTATGAGATTGTCCTACCTAGAGCCTTACCCCCTAAAGAAAAGATCAATCTACCCGATGATGGGCCGATAGGTCTTACTATTAGGGCTGGGTTTTCTAATAGGCAGTCTGATATAGACAACTGTATCAAGCCTTTCGTTGATATCTTGCAGAAAGTATATGAGTTTAATGATAACAGAATATATCGTCTAGATGTGACTAAAGTTAAGGTAGCCAAGGGTGAGGAGTACATCGCTTTCGATGTCTTTGGTCTTGACGAGGAACCCACAGACGATCCGGGCCTGCTCGGCTGAAAGGTCGAGCAGGTCTTTTTTCTAATGAATAACTAATCGTGTGCAAGAAGGAGATTCTAATGCAGACTGTTGAAGATGAGCTGACCTACGTAGTAGACAGGCAGCAGTGTCCTAAGTGTGCCGATTCGGGCAAGGATAGTTCTGGTGATAACTTAGCTGTATACAATGATGGACATTCACATTGTTTCGCTTGCTCTCATCACGTTAAAGGAGATGGGACTAAAGTTATTACTAGCCCTAAGAACGAAGTAAGTGGAGAATGGAAGCCCTATCAAGGCAGCTTCTCTGACCTATCTTCTAGACAAATTAATGTGAAGACCTGTAGACTGTATGGATATAAGCAGGCTGTTGTAGGAGACCAGAGCTTTGACTTCTGGAACTGCTACAATGATGAAGGACAGCTCGTAGCACAAAAACTACGAGGAGAAAACAAGAAGTTTAAGTGGCACGGTAACAGTAGAAACCCACAGCTATTTGGACAACACCTCTATAAAATAGGTGGACGTAGGTTGATTATCACAGAGGGTGAGATTGATGCCATGACTGTGAGTCAGCTCATGGAAAACAAATGGCCTGTAGTATCCTTACCTAATGGTGCAGCCTCTGCTTTGAGGGATATTAAAAACAATCTTACGTTTGTATCTTCTTATAAGGAGGTTGTGTTACTCTTTGATAATGATGCCGCCGGTAGAGAAGCAGCAGCGGCTGTTGCTGATATTCTACCTCCCGGTAACTGTAAGATTGGTAGGCTTATGCTTAAGGATGCTAACGAGCATCTCCTTGCCGCCGAGACTAGCTCTTTAATGACCGCTGTGTTCGAGGCTCAGGTATATACACCTGATGAGATTGTACACGTTAGTAATATCATGGCTGATAGCAAGAGCTTCGATAGAAAGGTGTGGGCATTCCCTTGGGAAGGCCTAACTAATTTCTGCGTCGGACAAAGAAGCGGAGAGATTACTCTCTGGTCTAGTGGTACAGGCTCTGGTAAGAGTACCATCATTAGAGAACTTATCTTAGGTCACATTGATGAGGGACGTACTGTAGGTGCTATTATGTTAGAGGAGAGTCCTCAAGAAACCATTGATGATTTAATTTCTCTCATGCTTAATAAGCCTGTACGTGCAATCAAGTCTCAGGAGATGTTAAACACCCTGAGGGAAGACATGGGACTACAAGCAGTTCCTCTTGAGAATCTAGGTACTGTTACTAACGAAGAATATAATGATGCTAAGGCTGAGCTTGGTGAGAAGGGCTTGTATATCTATGACCATGAGGGACATAATGCTATGCAAAACCTTATGACACGTATGGAATACATGGCTATTAGTTTAGGTGTAGATGTTATTGTTCTTGATCACATCACAGCGGCGGCTACTGCAATGCTTATGGTAGAAGAAGGCATGAGTGATGAGAGGCTGCTTATTGATAAGCTGATGAAGGGTATGCGAAGTCTTGTTGCTAGAACAGGTGTTCATATTGATGTCGTGTCTCAACTTAAGAAGACTGACAAGGCGTATGAAGAGGGATCTAGAATTACTTTACAAGATCTACGTGGCTCTGGCTCTCTCGGTAGTGTTGCAAACACAGTGATTGGACTTGAGAGAAACAGACAGATGCCAGATGAGCTGGAAGCCAATACCACTACGGTTCGTATTCTTAAAGATAGACTTACAGGACGAGCTGGTGTTGCTAGCTACTTATATTATGACCGTAAGCTTTCTAGGCTCAAAGAAATTGATGAACCCTCTTCGGATTCATTCACTGATGTAACCAAAAAGAACTAAGGAGAACTAATATGCCTAGAGTAGGACCAAGATTAGTTAGAATAATACAAGCAATGGATAACTATCCTAGAGGAAGACAACAGGATTCGAGCCTTTGGCTTACAGACGATGGACAACATCTTCTTGTATCTTGTGTACATGATGAGGATTTTAATATTGGATTCTTCGAGTCAATGATCTTTCCCTCGAACGAGGATGGAGATATTGTTGGAGATACAGTATACGAAAGCTTTAAGTTTGAGACAAACCCAGAAAGTATGTATAGATATTGGGAAACTATTAAGGATATAAACAATGACTGATCGAATCTTAGCATTTGATATTGAAGCTAATGGATTAGCAGAGGTCAATATCGTAGGTCAGGGACAGCCTGATCCTGAGATAAGTAAGATTCATTGTATTGTTGCTGTTGATATTAAGACTAAGGAATTGTTTAAGTTTCGTAGTCATCAGGTCAAGGAGGCTTGGGATTTTCTTAGTGAAGCTAAGGTTTTAATCGCACACAATGGATTGACTTATGATATCCTTGTACTAAACCGTCTGGTTGGTGCATCCTTTGTTGACTATAAGAAGATGCTTGACAAGACATACGATACTCTTCTTATGTCAAGGCTTATGTGGCCCGATAGACAGAAGAATCCAGCAGGTGGCTATAGCCTTAAGGCTGTAGGTGACTATGTTGGTGGGCAGCAGAAGGCTGATTACTCTGGTGATTGGGAAGCCTTCTCTCAAGAGATGTTAGACTACTGTGTGCAGGATGTCTTAACAACGATAAATATATTTAATTATCTGACAAGAGGACTCAAGGATCGTGGAGTTTCATCTAATGTTATTAAGATGGAACATGACTTTGCTAGGATCATTGCGTTACAGACAGAGCGTGGGTGGTGCTTCGATATTGACAATGCTGAGAAGGTGTTGTTTCAAATCTTGGAGACCAAGAGAAGCATAGAAGATCAGTTGCGTTCTGTGTTTCCAGATACTGTCAAGCAAATGACTAGTGTAGAATACTATGTAGATCCTCAGACTAATCTAAAGTATTCAACCAAGAGTGAGGTTAAAGGTAAAGGGAGTGGTGCTATTAGGGCTAGGCTTATTGCTGGGCCTTATAAAACTAAATCAATACCATTCAATCCCGGCTCGTCTTTACAAATTACCCAGCGTTTCGGGGAGAAGTATGACTGGGTTCCAGACAGGAACATTGAGACAGGTAACCCTATCTGTGATGTCAGTGTTCTTGAATCCTTAGACTTTCCTGAAGCGGCTTTACTTCTTAAGTATAGAGAGGCAGATAAGCTTAGAGGACAGATTGAGGATTGGATTCATCGGTCTGGTATTAGTAGGGATGGAAGAATACATGGTTCTTTGAATACATTAGGTACTGTGACAGGGAGAACATCTGCTAAGCAACCAAACATCCAACAGGTGTCTGGAGATTCTTTAGCTAGAGACCTGTGGACAGTACCACAAGATTCCTTTATGGTAGGTTGTGACCTGTCTGGACTAGAGCTTAGGTGCTTAGCACATTATCTCTATCCATTTGATGGGGGTGTATATGCTAACGAGATTCTTTCGGGAGATATACATAAGCTCAATCAAAATGCTGCAGGTTTAGAAACTAGAGACCAAGCAAAAACATTTATCTACGCCCTAATCTATGGCGGAGGCAACGCAAAGATTGGTGAGGTTGTAGGAGGGAACGATAGACAAGGTGCAAGTCTTAAGTCTAAGTTCTTCAAACGATTGCCTGCACTTAAGAATCTTATTGAGAATACCAAGGGAGAGGCTGGTCTGATGGGTAACATTACCCTTATTGACGGAAGGCCTGTACCTTTAAGGTCTGAGCATAAGGCCTTGAGTGTTCTATTACAGGGATGTGGAGCCATTGTGGCAAAGCAATGGTGCATCGAAGCGCATAAGATCTTAGAGAGAGATGGTGCTTCTGATAACTGTTTTCAGATTGGCTTTATTCATGATGAGATGCAGTGGGAATGCTCAGATGATTCCTCTGCAACCTATCTATGCGATGTGTTAGAACAGGCTGCTGTGAATGCTGGAGAATATCTGAACATGAGTATACCAATTGAAGCTGAGGCTACAATTGGTCGTAATTGGAGTGAGTGTCACTAATGAGAATTTATATTGCAGGACCTATGTCTGGTATGCCTAACAATGGTTACGATTCTTTCGATAGAAAAGAAAAGCAACTTAGAGAGGCTGGTTGGATAGTAATTAATCCAGCTGAGATGGACAGAGAAAATGGCCTAGAAGAAGAAAGAGAATTTAGCCGTGCTGATTATATGCAGGCAGCACGAAGAGATCTAATAGCGTTACAAACAGTTGATGCTGTTTATATGCTAGATGGGTTTGAAGATTCCCCCGGTGCTTGTTGGGAATGGGCATATGCTAAAGAGCTTGGTTTGTCTGTATTTTATGAGATACCTCTTCCCGTTAAGGGAGGTGGACCATGCAAATAGTAGCCTTAACAGGGCAAGCTAGGTCAGGAAAGACTTATGTTGCTCAAGAGCTGGCAAAGATAGCCTTTAACAAAGGGCTCTTGCCCGTCTTCGTAAGCTTTGCTGGTGCTCTAAAGAGAGAAGCAGCAGAGCTGGGATACGACAAGGATACCTTACCTGATAAGTATAGAACATACTGTCAGGACAGAGGGGCAGAGATGAGAATAGAAGATCCCGACTACTGGGTGAAGGAAACGGCAAAAGAAATTGTTACTATTGCTCAGGCTGAAAAAGAATCCATTAAGAATAATGACAAACACTGGGAGAGGGTGGTTTTAATTGATGATGTAAGATATCTAAATGAGATAGCTCTTATTGCTAAGATGGATGGTGTCTTTATTCATGTATATGCTGGTAGTAGACTACCAGATCCTGAGGGTGAGTGGAGACAGCATGAAAGTGAAAGCCTCTCAAAGATTATTGATGGGACTAAAGAGGACTTAGATAAAAGAGAGTTTATCTTTTGTTCTAATAGAGAAGAAGATGATGATAAGCCAGATTATGATATCTCTGTATTCTGGTTAGATAACGAAACAACAAAAGATAAGTTAAGTACTATTCTTGAAAAGTTTGGACCCTTCTTCTTAGGTATTCGTTTGGTTGGTGATGTTGTAGGACCGCCTGCTACAGATAGTATTACTATTGACCTACTAAAAGAAAAATACAATAAACTACAAGGCTTTTTAGATCAAATTCTAGGAGAAATAGATGATGACGAGCAAGGATGGAGACCCGAGGACGATGGATGGAGTCCCGGAAACGGACCTACCGAAGATCCCTACTCTGACATTGATTGATGGTGACTGGGTAGCATACACTGCTGCCTACTGGGCTGAGAAGGAAGGGTATGACGCTCTTTTTGATAGGCTCTCATATGATATCAGGTGTTATACGCCAGCGTCAGCGGACAGTATACTCTGTGTGTTCAGTGACAGTAGGACTAACAACTACAGAAGAGACTCTTGGCCTATTTACAAGATTAATAGGGATGACAAGGAGGCTCCTCAGTTCCTTAACGACTCCAAGAAATACCTTGAGGATAATTATCCGTCAAGAACAGTGTTGCGGTTAGAAGCAGACGATCTTATAGGCCTTGCTGTCAGCAAGGGAGTTGCTTCTGCTGTCTCTATTGATAAGGATATGAGGACTATTCCGGGATGGCATTGGAATCCTAATAAAGAGGATGATATGACCTACGTTACACAAGCTGATGCTTACAGAAACTTCTGTAAACAGCTTGTTATGGGAGATAGTACTGATAATATCTTCGGTATGGTAGGTAAAGGTGCAGCACACTTCGAGAAGAACATTGCTATCTTACCCCCAGAGGATTGGATGGATGCCATTATCGAGGGATATGCAGAGTCCTTTAAAAACCCCGGTAAGAGGTATATTAGTAAGGTAAAGAACATCAGAGAGGATCTCTTATTTGATGACCCTTATGATTACTTCCTGTCTCAGGCTAGATGCTTGAGGATCCTTCAATTTGAGGACTATAACAAGGATACTGGGGATATAGATCTCTGGAATCTGGATAAGGTTATGCGATAGCCTTAGGGTACCCTAGAAATAGGGTACCTTTTTAGCACCAGTTGGGGATTTTAGGCTCTTCTAGACCATAAATGGTAGATGTATAATGTAAAGCTAATGAAGTCACAAGGAACTTACAGTTGATATGAGTTACTGTAGAAAGAGAGAAGCTAGATGGATATACATAATGATATACACAATGCATCCCACTGTCCTTGCTTGCTTTGCAGAGCTAATCTACAGTGGGCAGATGACGAGATCGCAGAGGTAGAATACATAGCCCTTTTAGAAAGTTTTATTGCACCTGTTCTAATTGCTATTTCGTCTGCATCTAAGGAAAGAAACCCCGGATGCAAGAAAAGCCCTATTGCTTTGATGTGCCTTCTAGGGTGCTTCCTCGCAAAAAGTGCTTCAGTCCTTGATATGCTCAATCATCAAGGACCTAAAGAAACATCAGATGCTTATATGCTTAAGGCATGGGCAGAATCATTAACAGCAGAGGACTGATGTCCTCGGATTTAAAGTTAGATCTCCTTGGCCTGCTTGCCCCTCTTCGGAGGGGTGGGTGGGTTTTCAAGGGATCTCATTACAAGGAGAAGTACAGTGACAAACACTACAACTAAAACAGAAGAATCAGCGACCGAAGAGACTATGCCGCCAATCGGCATCGCTATTAACACCTTGGGCCAAGCCGCTCAAAACATTCATGAAGCTGCTGGAGCATTACATCCCGGTGATCAGGGTATTATGGTATCTCTTGCAGCTCAGATTGGTACTGTTGGACAAATGTTTATGCATGCTGTTAAGCAAGCTCAAGAAGCAGAGCAAAAGGCTAACGATGCAGAATTAGAAGATGACACTATGGTTTTAGATAAGGAAGTAACGGCTACTGATGCTTGATATTCTAGTTACTTTAGGCGGAACATTATTAGGTTTTGTTATGAAGATGATGGCTAACAAAGCAGAGCGAGATGCTTTGCATTTTGAACAAGCCCTTGCTCTTCATAAGGTATCAGAAGAATCCCACCAAGCTGCTTCTAAGAGGGACGGTAAGGCTGGAAGATTTGTACGCAGGATTATCGTTATTGCTGTTCTATTCAGCTTAACTGTTGTGCCTGTACTCGCTCCTCTGATGGGTATGCCTGTAATTACCGAGACTAAAGATAGCTGGGATCTCTTCTTAGTTGACGGATCCAATACTACATTCACCTATCTCTATGGTGTGTTTCTAGTACCAGAAGTTCGTATGGTTCTTCTATCTATTGTAGGTTTTTATTTTGGAACCTCAGCAGCGAGATCAACTAGATGATTAGAATCTTTGGATTATTACTTACTCTTAGTATAACGATAGCTGGTTGCACAATTCCCTCAACACGGACAGTGATTCAGCGACCCGGACTTTCTTACCCTCAATCTAATACTGAGATTAATCAAGACTACCAGCCCGTTGTGGTTGGTCTTGTTATCTTCTTCATTCTAGCAGGACTCTTCCTCCTCTGGAAATGGGAGACAGAAGATAACGATTGACATCACGCCTAGCCCCCCTTCGTTGGGGGGCTGGGTCTTTTGGAGAATACACATGACCTTAACGATTACAAATCCGAATGCTACAATCTATGATCCGGAGGAAGTTTCCACAGGGGTTTATCATATTAAGGCATACTTACCGGATGGATCGGTAACTATTACTACATCCAGTGATCTTACAGTTCCTACAGGACTCTTAGTTACTGTGCCATTTGGAGAGCAGGGTTTAATTGAACCTTACTCTTCAGAAGAGAGTGGTTATCCTGTAGTGAATGTAATGGATCCACAAACTAATGGTATCCTAGATATTGTACTTAGAGCTAGGTACGATGATGTTGCTACTAATTATACCATTGAAGACAAAGACGTAATTGCAGTACTTGTAGACACTAATCCTGCTGTCTACCAGAATCCAGATACTACTGGTATTGCTGGGCCACGAGGACCTGCTGGACCTGCTGGTGCTACAGGACCCGCAGCAACTGTAGCAAGGCTGTTCGATGATGACAGTGATGCAGCAACTGCTACAAAAACAACTACAAACAGTATTAACCTTGAGTGTGGCTCCGGAACCATCTCACTTAAGGATAGTGTAAAGACTAACTTAATTTGTAACTCTTCATCTACTACAGTCTACAGCGATGCCTTCCAGTATACTAATGGCTTGGCTACCTTTGAAGATATTGCTTGTGAGGACCTTACCGCATCTGGTAACATAACAGTAAGCGGAACTCTGACAGCAGCGGGTGCTTTAGCACTAACGAGCTTGACTGTCAGTGCAGCTCCTACTGCAATAGACCACGTTACACGTAAGGATTATGTAGATGATGCGATAGCTGCCGTTACTGTCACACTCTCTAGTGATACATATCTTGAAAAAGCCGGGGATACTATGTCCGGTGATATAACTATGTATGACTCGGAGACTAACGCGAGTGGAGATATTATCTTCCCGATGGTTGTGACCGAATCAACAAGTTCTATAGGAACAGTTAATGATACTGTTGAAGATCATACTATTGAGTTTGATGGTACTCCTGACTTATCTGGCATCACAGCTGGAGAGGATTACTTAGAGATTAAGAATAGTTCTAATGTTCAGGTGTTATATAGCTTAATTGATTCTGTAGATGTTGATGGCTATAGTGTTGATGTAGCTGCTAATGTTACCAATGATGCATACAATACTATGGATGCATACCATGTAGATATCACTAATTCCTTTAATGGAAAAATAACAGGTCTATCCTCTGCTGTAGGGGATGATGATGATGTGGCTTCTCAAGGGTATGTAGATACTATTTCTCAAGGTAATGTCGATACCTTAGAAGAGGAAATAAGAGCCTGCATTGCTGCCTCGTCAGATTTTGCAGACTTTCTATCAAGAGCACCCACTTGGGATGCTTCTTAGGAGACTGAAGATGGAAGCGTTTTTAGGAACTGTTTGGTTTTGCGTACTTTGTTTTGTTGCCGGTGGATTTTTTGGAAGACCGTTATGCCGCTTTGTGCATACCTTTCTTCCTTGGGAATGCCCCTGCGGCAAGAAGTGATCTAATTTAACAAGGAGAAATATATGAGAGATCCAAGAAGAAAAGGTGTTGAGGCTGCGTTAGAGATTCTTAGGGTTAATCCTATGATTAGAAACTCTAATAGCCTTCTTGACCCACTGTACCGTGAGGTTCTTAGGCTTAGAGAAGACAACGAAGCGTTACTCTCACAGCTTAAGGAATTAAATAGCCAATACAAGCAGCTTGAATGTTGTAAGACTGTGGTAGATCCTGAGTGGCTTGATTATATGAACGAAGTTTTAAACGAAGACAATGACGAAACCTCTTTGCCCTCGGAATAAGGTTAGCGTAGTTTTCTATGAAAGCAACGACAAATATGATTACGTAGATTTTTGTGTGAGAGCTTGTACTAATTCTAGTTATACCCATGTAGCTTTACAAATAGGGGACTGGTGTCTACATATTGGACACAACTTCCCTAGCCAATGGTTATATGCTAGTGAGATGTCTAAACTATGGTCTCCTGCAAAGGAGATTACACTTGGAGAGTACTGGTTACATGCTTTAGAAGATAGGTTTATTAAGTATGAAGGCAGAACTCTTAGTAGAATTAGGCTATGGTTGTGGGGGTGGTTATCCCTAGCAACTTGGCCTTCTATTAAGATGAAGCAACCTGATTCTTGTTTAACTTTAGTTGCTGAAATACTAAAGAAAGAGTTTGGGGTAGATGTAGAAATACGGACACCCTTCTTACTGTATAAAAACCTTAAAAACTTAAGCCTACCGGAGTGTTATTATGAGAAATGTAGATGAGTGGCCCTACATTGATGATAGGACCATTGAACTATTGAGAGATTCCTATAAAATTACAGATGGATCTTTGTCTTTATCTGATTGGGATAGAGCTTTCCTTTGTGGGCAACGCTCTGTCGTAGATAAATTAGAATCAATCAGGAAACTACAAGAGAAGAAGAGATGATCTAATGGCTTGGAACGGTTTAAGAATAGTGTTAAAGAACAAGAAAGATTAAAAAAGAAAGAGGTTTCTAATGGGATTTGGTGGATCTGCATATAAAGGCCCTTCAGAGGCCGAACTCGCCACTAGGCGAGCAGAAGAACGTGCTTACAATGAATCAATTCGTCAGAAAATGAGAGCAGAAGCTCAAGCTGATGAAGACAGACGTAAGAAAGAAGAAGAAGCAGCAAGACAGAAGAAGGCAAAGTGGGCCGCTGATAAAGAGAAGGAACGTCTTAGTAAAGAGAAGAAAGCATTAGATGCCGCAGGCTCAGCTGATGAAGCAGAGAGCCGGAAGAAGGCTATAACTACACAACAGGGTGGAAGTTTCTCTAACATTGGTATTGATCCTTCAAGTGTACGACCTCAATGAGGAGAAACTAGATGGTAGAATATCAAACAATAAAGAATTCGGAGTCTACTAGTAAAATTAGTGAGATTCCGGAGGGTACTATTGAAGAAAGATATAGAGCATTAGATACTCAGCGTCAGTCTAAACTTGCTAGATCACGTAAATGTGCAGCAAGAACTCTCCCAGAGTTACTTCCTCCACAGAACTGGACAGAAGACAGGCAGCTTCCTATGCCTTATGCTAGTACTCCGGGGCGAGGTGTTTCCGCACTTAGTTCTAGAATGCTTTCAGCTACGTTACCCCTGAATGATATGCCCTTCTTTAAGTTAGGTCTTAAGGATGGAACAGAACCAGCATTAGAAGCTCAAGAATATCTTGAGACTTTATCTTATCAGCTGTACAATAAGCTAAGCTCCAAGAATCTTAGAGAAACAATTTACCAAGCACTTCAGCATTTGATTGTGATTGGGGATGTTCTCTTGGTTTTTGAGGATGATTATTCTTATCGTACTATACGTGCTGATATGTATGTTGTACGTAGAGATGTCAAGGGTGATGTTCGTGAGATTATTTACTATGAGTATGTAGCGAACCCTGCTACAGAGCCTGCAGAAAAAGAGAACTATGAAGGACTCTTTAATCAAGCCCGAAAGAAGGGCCACGATACGATCTTTACTCGCTGTGTATGGGATGAAGCAAACGAGAATTGGTTGTGTCAGAAAGAAAAAAACAAAGAGATATATGAAAGTGGAACATACTTAGTTCTTCCTTACACTGCCCTTCGATGGCAAGGTGTTACAGGTGAGAACTATGGTAGATCTCATGTAGAAACTATGATGGGTGATATTGATTCCCTTGAAAGTTATACTGAAGCAATGATCCAAGGCATGGCTGCGGCTTCATCCTTTTGGCAAGGCGTAGATCCGGCTGGAATTACTGAGCTAGATGATTTAGCTAGTGCTGAAAACGGTGCTTGGGTTCCTGCTAGAGAGCAAGATATTTTTACCATCAGTCCCAGTATTACAATGAAGCCTCAACTTGATGCTTCTATGCAATCAGTTCAAATGATGAGAGCAGAAGTAGGTAAAGGATTCCTGCTGGACAGTGCCTCAATGCCGACAGGTGATCGAGTTACTGCCACAGCTATTCGTGCTATTGGTCAGGAACTAGAGAATGTTCTAGGTGGTGCTTTTAGTGCTATTGCTAGAGATCTTATGGTTCCTATTGTACGAAGAACATTATACCTAATGATTAGTGATGGTGAGATTGATGAGAGATTGTCTAAGGAGTTTACCGAGGATGGTTTGCTCTCGATTGATATCATCACTGGACTTCAAGCCCTATCTAGAGATAACGACTTATCTAAACTATTACAGATGGGTGAGATGGTTAGAAACTTACCTGAACAAGCAGCCGCTAATTTTAAGTGGGATGCTTATGCGTCTTCCTTGATTCAAGCCTTAGGGTTTGATCCACGTAACTGGGTCAAGAGCGAGGAAGAAGTTAAGGAAGAACAAGCTGAGTTAGAGCAACAGCAGATGATGGCTCAGATGGCTCAACAGGTTAGTGGAGCAGTTGCTGGAGGCGTAGGTGCTGCAGCACAGCAAGATATACAAGAAACAGGTGGTGAAGGTATTGCCCAAGCCGCTGCAGAAATGGGCTTGGCCTAATTCAAGGAGAACTATAAATGACTGATGACGTACAAATTAATGAACCTGTAGAAGAAGTTATGGAAGAGGTTGTAGAGACACCAGAAATTCCACAAGCTGCTTTAGATGCAGCGAATGCAGAGCTTAGTCAAGACGCAAGACAATACATTTATGAAAAGAAAGCTTTTGTAGATGGTTCTATGGCTACTGACCAAACATTACCAGAGAATTTTTCTGACTTTGGTGCTTATTTTGATAGCCTTAAGGAAGCTGCTGGTCAGTTTACTCAAGGTAGACAAGAGGTTAGAGAGCTAGAGCGTAAGCTTGCTATAGCAGAAGGAAAGATTGAAGAGGAGCCTGCTGAAGTAGAGGATGTTAATCCAAATGACGAGCTTCTCGTACCAGAACCTAAGCAAGAAGAGGCACCAGTTGAAGAGGACGATACAGAAGTCGTTGAGGTTGGTGTTGATGAAGACACATGGAACGCTTGGGGTAATGAGATTGATACTACTGGAGAGTTAAGTGAGAGTAGTATAGAGAGTGTGTTAAAAGCCTTCCCCGGTGTAACACCAGAAATGGTAAGCCAGTTTGTTTCTGGACGTTCAGCTACACTTAAGCAGAATTTCCACACAGCTGCTGAGGTTGTTGGCGGTCAAGAGACTCTTAATGATATCTTAGCATGGTGTGGAGATAACCTTTCGCCAGCTGAGAGAGAAGCTACTAACCAAGCATTGCAGACATCTGCAAGAAACGCTACACTTTTAGGTCTTAAGGCTCAGTACGAAAATGCTACGCCTACTACCTCTCGTACACGCGAGCCTACTATTACGGCTCCCGGTACGATTAATAGAGCAAGCAGTAAAGATCCTATCGAGCCCTTCGCTACTACAGAGGAGCTGATTCGAGCACAGCGAGATCCAAGATATAGCACCGAAACAGATTACACATCTTGGGTGCAACAGCGTATGCAAAAGTCAACTTGGCTATATTCAACGTAATCGAGGGTTAATGCGAATACCCTCAAACTTGAGAACAGAAGTAACTATACAGCACCCTGCATGAGCGGCTTGTTATGTACTACTTTAGTTCTCCCATAGATGAAGACTCCCTCACGGGAATAATCTATATATTTGTGGCCTACCAAACTTTCGCAGTATTTCTAATTCTTTTTAGAAAGGTAGGTGGAACATGGTAGATCATGCTCCAATCACTACATGGGGTCAGGACGCGGCAGTCCCGACCGTTACAACCAACACAACCAATACTCCAGTAAGTCTGGATCTTTGGTTGCCAACTTGGGCTGGAGAAGTAATTTCAGCCTATTCAGCTTACAATGTTTTTGAACCATTGGTCGATTCTAGAACCATCACAAGTGGTACTACGATTGAGTTCCCAGTCATGGGTACTATTGGTCTCGAAGATGCTTGGGAAGCTGGCGAAGAGCTCATGGGTGGAGGTTCCTCAACCACGAAGTTCTCGATCAGTCTGGACCGGCGTCCTATGGCTGCTCACTTTGAAGAGGATAACATTCAGCTGATGGTTCAGCAGATTGATTATCGTCAGGGTCGTGCTCGTGAGTGCGGCCTGCGTCTTGCTAACGAAAGAGATCGTCAGATTGCTCGCCTTATCACTAAGGGTGCAAAGACCTCGACTTCCCGTCAGCATGAGCGAGACGGTGAGACTCCTGCGGCTGATGCCTCAGGTGGTCTTGACACACGTTACGTGGGTCACAGCTACGTCACTCTCGACGAGACTGGGACGATTGTTGACACGGGTGAAGCAAAGGCTCTTAAGGTCCTTGCCGCAATTGAGGATCAATTGGTTCTCTTCCGTGAGCTTGATGTTGCTGAAGAAGGTACGTACTGTGCTGTCAGCCCGGCTCTCTTCCATGAGATCCGTAGGCTCGGTATTGCAGATGCTACAGGGGACTTCGCGTCCGGCGGTAGCCGTCCTATGTTCGGTGGCGACACTGGTATGGGTGCGAGCGCTGGTGCTCCTTACACAGAAGCTGTTGGAATGGCCGGTAAGCTTCGTTACATGGGAGTTACTATCTGTAGCTCCAACCACATTGCTTCCCAAGGCAGTGCGTGGGCGGCTGCAGGTGATACCAACTATCGTGTTGATATGACCAATGTCCGTGGTTTGATTTGGCAAAAGGGCGGAGTTGCTTCTATCGTGAAGCAAGGCCTGAACGTCAAGTCCGTCAACGATGTCCGTCGAAACACAGTCTTTACTGTGGCTTCGATGTATCGTGGTGGTGGTGTCCTTCGACCGGAGCTTTGTGCTACGATTGAAATTGATCCGACCCTGACGAGCTGATGCTAAGTAATTAGCGTTCACTTGCCCTAGGCCCCCTCGCAGGGGCCTAGGGTATTTTTTATCTACCTTACACATCTTGAAGGAAATATAATGAAGATTGATATAAGAGAACCAATCGACCCTTATGAAGGTAAGGATATGTCATCTTTGGTTAAGTCTAGACTTGTGGATGTAGACTCAAAGTCTGTGAAGTATAGGAAATTCATGGGTGTGTTCAGTGCTTTTCGAGAAGGATTGGCTCGGCACGGTATTTTCTCTACTACTAGTAACTCCTCAAGCTTCTCGGATCTTGTAGTTCAGTGGGGACATAGGAATATCCCCAGATCTGATGCTTGTAACAATTATTTAATTATAGAGCATGGTTATTATAACAACCGACTATGGGGAACATACAGCATTGGGTTCAATGGGCTTAATGGTGAAGCAAACTTTGTGAACCAAGAGTCTGATGGTAACAGATGGGCTGAAGAAGACATGATTAAACCATGGATAACGAGAGATAATGGGTATGTTCTTGTTATTGGACAGACACCTGAAGATGCCACTCTGTTTAGTAAGACACTAGATCCTGTTGATATAGATCTCTGGGTACAAGAGACTAAGCAGCAGTATGAAGCCATGGGTCATGATGTCAGGATTCGATTTCATCCTAATGTTGTACCTCCAGAAAGAACCCTTCAGCAGGAGTTCGACGAAGCCAAGCTAGTTGTCACTTGTTCTTCTAATACAGGAGTAGAAGCTGTCATGGCTGGTATTCCTACTGTAGCCACATACCCTACTTCTATGGTTTACAAACTATGTAAGCATACCACCACCCCAGATAGAGAGCAATGGTGTAAAAATCTCTCTTATTGTCAGTGGACTGAAGAAGAGATTCGTAGGGGCGATGCGTGGGAACATTTAAAAAGATTTTACACAGAATAGGAAAGAACTATGGCATTATCCGAACTAGACGCGGTTAATTACTGTTTAATATGTGCAGGAGAGAGTCCTGTTAATAGTCTATCAGGAAGCGATCAGGCTGTAGATACTTCTACTGCATCCTTCTTATTAGATCAGGTTGTAGCAGAGGCACAGGAAAGGGGCATAGATGAAAACGTTTATACTTCCTTCTATATTCCAGACGCTGTAACTGGTCAGATTTCCCTTCCTTCTACTGTTATAGATGTGTATCTTAAGGATGATCTTCTTAACCTAGATTCCAAAGTTGGTGGTTATGTTGATGCCCAAGTTCGTGGTGCTCTCCTATGGAATCAGACCAACCAAACGGACAACTGGCTAACCCCTAATGATTACTCTGCAAGTGTAGGTTCTGATGGGTTTGAGATTACTGTTAAGGTTCTCTTAGATTGGGATGACTTGAATGTAAACACCCGAAGAGCAGCAATGACTGAGGCAGCAAGACGATACCAATTAGTTACTCAAAATGATCCTGCGGTTAACAGAGCACTGGAAGTAGAGAGTAACATGTCTAGAGCGAAGTCTCGTTCTAATGATGTGAACAACAAGAACAGAGGGTTGTTTACTCATGGTGACTGGTCTAGAGTCCGAGCTGTTAATAGACACCTGTCTTTTCTTTCAGATCCTTACTATACCCGAAGAGGAAACTAATCTATGCCTGCTGAGAAACAAGTTATTAGAATCAATTCATTGGCTGGAGGAGTGGCAAAGCAATCTACTACAAAGCGTCTTCCTAGTGAAGTAAGTGAAGCTGATAATGTTATGTTAACTCTTGAGAGATCAGCAGAAAAAAGGCACGGAACTCAGTATATCGACACCGATGAATCTACTTACGGTGATCTTGATATTACAGACTATGATGATGATATCCTTTACTATTACTTCAATATAGATGGTAGTAATAAGCAGATTATTGTGCTGAACCCCGGTGCTACTGATGTAGGAGATATCATGCAGGTATTCTCTGCAGAAACAGGGGTAAAGGAAACAGCAGCTTCTTTAGTTACTTCATTAGAAGCAGCAATTAATACGAACTTTAGAGCATACCTTGACTTTGGTAGTAGCTCCTACAGAGATAAGCTTAGGTTTATTGAGATCAAGGGAAACCTAATGATTCTTAATACAGAAGCTGATGCTAAGTTCCTTGTTACTGGTAATGGGGCTGCTGTATCCTATACAGATCCTGTTACTGGTGGTCTTGTTAGAGACCTAAACCAAGAGAGCGATCCTAATGGTGTATTACAAGACATTGGATTAAACAGAAAGAACTACAGTCAGTTTAGGCTCCCTCCAGATCCTTCCGATCCGATTAAAAGCAACGGTGCAGACACATTAGTAGGCAGTGGTCTTGTGTGGTACGCAAGAGAAAGCTACTTAGACTTTCCCGGTCAGGCTTTCTTTAAAGCTAACAGCTCTACTCAGCAGCCTTGGTATACTCTTGTTAGAACAGAGCAAGCAGGTAGCCTCTTCGATGGGGACACATGGCCTTGGCTCCTTGAGTATGATGCCAGCTCAGATGACTTTGCTATTGGTAAGCCTATTTGGGCTCCAAGATATTCTGGCACTAGAGAAAACAACCCCGGCCCCTCGGCCATCAATGAGACTTCCGATCCTTATAATCCTACTCTTGCTACTGGGGTTAAGTTAACAGCTGGAGTATTCTTTAGAAATAGGTTGTGGTTTGCTGCTGGAGACATTCTGTTCTCCTCACAATACAACGATCACTTTGATTTCTTTATCAAGGATCCATCTACTATTGTAGATACAGATCCTATTGATATTACAGCATCCTCTGGAGAAAACAGTACGATATCTTGGTTAGTTCCTTACTCGGACTTTCTTTTTGTCACAACTACTGGACTTACACAGTATGAGCTTAAGGGATCTAACAACTTTATTGGACCTAAGACTGCGGCATTAGAGCCAACAAGTTTCTATGGTACATCTAGATTTACTAAGCCAATGAAGGTTGGTTCTTTGTTGTTCTTTACGGATGCTGGTAGGCTATTCATGTACTACGGTTCCTCTACTAATAATATTCAGACAGCAGTGAACATTAGTCAAAATGTCTTTGGGTATTTCCCTACAACTATTGATACGGTAGCCTCTGCTCCCAATCAAGATACCTTAATCTTTGGGGACGCAGATAACAAGAACCATCTTTATATGTATACAGCAAGGTTTGATGCGGATAAGATGCAGCAGAGTGCTTATTACCGATGGATATTAGCCGAAGACAGTCAAGTTCAATATACTTACGTTATTGATAATGAGCTCTACCTCTTGCTTCGTAGGCCTAATGAAAGAGTATTTGGTACTCCTGATGTAGACCAATATGGAACATTCGTAGAAAAGGTTAGTATGGAACGAACAGCTCCAACTGATGTTCACTTAGACAGGAAGTCTACTGTTGTTCCTGACCAAATGCAGGACGATGATACGCTTATTCCTATTCCTTTTATTCCTTCTAGCGATGCTGGTTCAGAGGTTGTTGCTTGGTATGATAACCAAGAGCTTACAGGAACTGTAGAGTACGATAACACTGCTCCCCCTGAGCCTATTTACTACTTTAGAGCAACAGGTGTAGACTTAAGAACCCAAAATGTTGTAGTAGGCGAGAGATATACTATGACTATTGATATGTCAACTCCTGTGATGCGGGATCAGTATAATAACTTCATTGATGGACGGTTAACACTGAAGGACATGAACATCTCTCATCACAATACAGGTAAATATGATGTCTATTTCTACAGATGGACAAGAAATCCTACTTCTGTTACTTTTGATCCTACAAGAGCCAACAACCCGAATGCTCCTCTCGGATCTTACTATGAAGTTGAGGGATCATACTCTCCTAAGGTACAGTCTACTGGTACTTCATCAATTAAAATCACAAGTAACTATCCAGTTCCGGTGAATATTACTAATATAGAATATCGGGTGGACTTTGCTCCGTCATTGAGCAGTACACTTACGCAATAGCAAGGAGAGCGTATGTCTACATCTGTTAATTATACAGCAACAGGCAATGCTGGTCCTTATCAGTTTAACTCATTAGAATTGATTGAAGGAGTAACGCCTAATAACCAGATTCAAGTCTTTGTGGCTGGATCTTTACAGACAGAAGGCATTCATTACACAGTTAATATCACGGAAGAAAGTATTTCTTTTATTCTTCCGTATCCAACAGTTGGTTTAGCTATTGCAATTAATAGACAGCTTTTAACTAGCAGGCAATATACTTATTCTGATGGTTCTGCTCTTAATGCTTCGGAAATGAATGCTAACTATGATCATATTCGTCTTTTATACGAAGACCTAGTAGATTATAGTGATGATCCTCCCACACCTAGGCCTGCTACTAACATATTTGAGTTGGCTGATGTTGATCAGGCCAGTTATGTTCCTCTTGATGGTCAGCTGCTACAGTATGATTCTACTACTGAGAAGTGGAAGCCCGGATACTTAGCTCTTACTATAGATAACTTAGATGATACTGATATTACTGGGTTTTCTACAGGAACTGATGTACTAGCTTGGGACGGAAGCTCTTCTAAGTGGAAGCCGTGGGAGATTCAGGACTTCAGACCAACTGAGCAGCAGCAACTATGGGGAACGGACTACCATGGTATTGCTTTTCTTGAGAGACCTTACGTTTCTAATGAGGCTTTGTTGTCAAGCGGTGTATTAACTACTCCTGCTGCTAATGAAATCCCAACAGTTAGGGACGTAGCTGCTATGTGGGATGATGTTGCTGTCAAAAGTGGCTATAACCTAACCAAAAGAATCGACGATGCTTTAGACAGTTTAGAGGGAACAGCACTAGAGGCTGCACTTTTGTCTGCAGTTGAGTGGAAGTATGGTGTTAGGTTCGGCACATGGAGAGAATACTCTAATTCTACAGCAGACTGGCCCCAATTAAATGGACCAGTTGCCTATGGAGATACACTTCCTGATGGAACAGATGCTATTATTGAAACCACTGGATCTACTGATGTTAGTACAACTAGTGGACCAAACTTTCTAAAGAATCCAAACCGAAGATTCTTGCCTACTATGTACCAAAACAGAGTAATAGGCTCATTTACTGTTGATCCGGGAAGTTACTTGGCTTTTACTGATTATACAGGAAACCTTACTGACCAAGGTCTTTGGATAAGAGACCTTGGAGGCTTAGTAGACGGTATTAGAATCTGTGGTTGGAGAGCTAATCCAGATAATGATCATATTCTAGAGATAGAAGTAGCATTGAGCTGTGCTCAGTCTACATCCAAGATTCTTGTATTAGGCAGCAGGACAGGGGCTGTACCTTTAGTTAGTGACTATGCAGGAACCTTAGGATATGCTGGAATGTGGAATATATATCCCAAGTCCTTTAGATTAAACTTACCTACTGCTGCCTTTTGTAGTGGTAATAGTACCTATTCTCCTCAGTACTTTAGAGTATATGGAGATAGATCTTTAGATGCTTCTGTTAGAACGACTCAAGCACCTTTCATATAGGAGGCAATATGTCTTTATTACCTGTTGTTGTACTGCCAAAGAATTTAGATGAGAAAGAAGTCTTACATCTTTCTGGAATGGTAACTAAAACACCAGCGTATGTTGATTATATTGGATATCCTTATGCTGAGAGTACATCTACACGGGTAGACGATTTCATTACATCTTTTGATTCTACTGAGGATGGTTACTTTTATAAGTCTAACCAGACTTGGGTATTTCAAGCCTTTAGTTCTTTAACAACAGACGATCTTTCTGATGTTTCTTTAGATTCAGCAGGTACCGATGGTACTCCCGATTCTCCTGATGATGCTATTTATAGTAAAGCTATTCTTTCATATGATAGTACAGCAAGGAAGTGGGAATGGCATCATGCTTCTTCCCAAGATACAGACTGGTTTGATATTACAGTAGGAGGGAACGATACTGTCGATAAAGACGATCCCGAAGCTTTCTGGGCTAATACAGACCCAGAAAACCACAGCTTTGGTCTTGATGGTTTCTCTCCTCATACAGAGTTTCATGTATTCTTTGGTACTGGCTTTGGAACTACTCCAGCAAGTACTTTAGATATTGGTGGGTATTGGGAAGGTGATGAAAACTCTCCTTCTGCTGTATGGGTACAAAAGTTTGCACAAGCTAAGCCCTCTTGGTCTTCAGAAACATTTCCTAATGTGTCTAAAGATACCCAAGAGTGGAAAGCTATGAAGCCACAAGAGATGAAAGCTCGTCCTATCTCAGCTTGGGAAGACTTTTCTTTTGCAGGAGGAAGTAGCCGTGCTCCAAAAAGAGTATTTACTAAAGGTCACTGGAGGTTCAAAGGATCAGGAGCTACAGGCTTAGGTCACGATACATCTCCTTCCAGTAAAACAGACTGGGATAATATCTCAGCTATTAGTGTTTGGCTATCGTTAGGTATTGACACTCCCGGCACATATTTACAGGATTGGGAAGGCTTTGGCTCTAAAGATTACTTTACTAAGATTACTGCACTTTGGGAAAGTATCATGGAACCTACAACTATGCGGTGGTATGGTTACTTTGCACAAAGCGTCGGAACAAATGCAGGATGGGACTACTACCACGATAGGCCTTCTATATACCTAAAGAATCCAGAGGACTTTACATTATCAGCTCCGGGATACTATACATCTGACTCCTTCCCAAAAACAGTAAACTTCTGGCCTGAGAATATTGGTAGAAGATTAAGTAATTTAGACACCTATATAAAACGATGTGATCATGAGGGGTTTACTTTTGATGAGACTACGGGAAAAGAAGATGATATTTTTTCTCAGCGTCTTGTGGGAGGAGCAGCTAGAACAAAACTTGATCTTGTAGTTCCTTCTGTAGCTTCTGTGTTTAGTAACTACTACTCAGCCTCAGAGTATGCCTTTGAAGAAGTAACCAGAAGGTTAGATCTTCTTCATGAGGTTGCAGAACATAGTCATGGTATGGACTTCGGTAGGCTTGGTTGGCACACTAGAAAAACCCCAAAGTATAAAAACTATGAACCCTTTCCTGTAGACTCTTCAGTAGAAACCCACTTATCGTTAGATGATCTTGAGTCTAGAAACTATATAACCCCCTATAATGGGTCTCTTCTTTCTACAAACTTTGATATCACAGAAGCCAGATCTCGTGGGCTGCTTAAAAAATACAATGAAAGATCTTTTGGTGGGTGGGAACCTTCGTACTTCATTAAGACTCCTGAGATCTGGGATGATACAGGTAAAGAATATGCTCATGGAGAAAACTGGCATACCAAAAGATGGGTTAGCAATCCTCAATCACCTGTAAACCCATTTCCTAAGTATCATAAATGGTTAAGTGATATGACGTTTCAAGATACCCACAATATTGTTAATAATGTTGGGTCTTGGGCAATCAAGAAAGATATGACAGCAGTCTTTGGAAGTAACATAAACGAGATATATGTTAACTGGAGAAGACCCTTTGCCTTCCCTGAGCTTTTTAGAGAAGGGGAACTACCCAATGGGTTGGCAAGGTATGATTATTATCCTGTGAGTGTCACTACTAACTCAGGAACCACATCAGGAGAAGATACTCACTTCTTCTCGGGAGATAGAAACTGGATCCATTCCCAAAGAGCAAGAGATTACATTAGTCTAACTATTGTATTTGAAAACCCTCTTCCAGTTGAAGACTATGCTATCGTTGCCTTTCCTAATACGCCTTATGAGCGAGAGCTTCCAGACCCACAAACGGACTGGGAAGATGTTTGCTCCTCTAACTTCACAGGAAAAGACGGTTGGCCTGTAGATAATACGATTAGTGAGGGTTACTTCAATCGTTGGGGATACCCTCTATACGTTCGAGATTACTACTACGACAATGGGTATCCGACGAGTTCAATATCTTGGAGACTTTCAGATCAAGTGGCTCTTAGAAACCTATCCTACAGCGATTTTCAAAACATTGATGTTCTCGCTACTGGTTATGATTGGTATGGACCAGAGTATTTTGACCAACCACAAAACGGAAAGCCTGTTTGGGTTGCTGGTCCATTACTCAATAGTGTTTATACAGCAGAGATAAAAAGATATAATACTACTTATCTTGCTTTTACTTATCCTAGGCTTGTTGCTTGTCTTCCAGATTTTTCTGATTGCGATCCAGTTATTACGCACCATGATGTTGTTGGTGGTGGAGACTGGAGAGTTTGTAGAACAGGATTTGCTGGTACTCAAGGATGGGATTACACAGATAGTAATATAAACAATGTTCCCTTTAGCCATAGTTACTGGAGAGATTCTTCAGATTCTCCGGGGGTGGACACATGGACAGACAGAATAGCTAGAGAACCTTTCCTTACTATGAATGGGGATACTTCCTTTAGAAGAGAAGACAACGAAGATCTCAACACTACTTATTTTGATACAACTATAAGTTTAAGTGGAACGACAACACATGCAGGTAATACTATTAAGCAGGCTAGAGGACAGTATACAAGAGTCTTATACAGAGATAAAACTTCTTGTACTATTCTTGTTCCCGCCGACTGGTGGGATAGATCAAAACATTTAGATGCAGTAGATTTCTCTATTAGGCTTCTTAGAAGAACATCATCTTATGCTAAGGGAATATGTCATCCTGATTTAGTACAAGAGGATTATTCCTCACCTATTTATGACTGGTGGCAGGTTCCTTATACATCTAAGTGGTCAGGAAACTATTTTAGGTATGGAACTAGGTTTACTCCAGAGGCTTATCCTCTAATTTCTAAACATGGTTATGTAAGCGTATTTAATCCAACTATCTTACCAGACTATAAAAGAAATGGCGACTTTCATATTGGAAGTAGAATTGGCGATCCTCCGGTAAGTAGTGTTTTTTTTAATTCTGCTTATACACATCACTGGATTAGCATGCAGAACATTGTAGACCAATGTCCTTCTTTTATTAGACCATTTAGTAACTGGAAAACAGACTTTGATACTCCTGTTTTCATTGGTGAGGAAAAGTACCTATGGTATGATGAGTCAGTTTATGACTTCTGGAAACCCCTTGGACAATACAGTAGCTTTAAAACTCCTACTGAAGATCTGTTGGATATAATCAAGCAGGTTGTACCTTTCACTAGTAATGATACACGGGTAGGAATGCCTGATTTTACTGCTAATGATGTTTCTAGTGCTGCTACAGTATCTAAAGGTACGCCTATACGTTGTATTCCTTTCTTAAGTAAGGCCGATGTTTCGGTAGGAGATGATGCGTATGTGGCTTATATGCCGTCCTATGGTTATGTTACTTCCATCACATTTGAGCATGATGTTAGGTTTGTTCCAAAGAACTCCTATGATCATACAAGTCCGTCTGGACCAGATGATGCTCCTACAGGACGAGAGTTAGTTCTCTTTGTTGCTGGTACTGATGCTGGTCTTGGAGGATCCTTTGGTATTCAATCTATTAACTTCAATACTCTATATGGAGCATCTAATGCTACCGTAGCTAAGGTTACTGGTTTTATTGATTCCGATAGTACAGATCCTACGGATTGGGTTATAACAAAAGGAACTACTGTTACCTTACCTTACCCAGTTCCTTTAGCTTTTGATAATACTTATGAGGATTCATCAGGAGATCCAATTGAACCCAATCCAGCCCTCTATCAACCGTATGTTGGTATTGCTTTATGTACGCCAGATATATCTCATATAGATGGATCAGGAAATCCAATTGCAGCCTTTGAAGTAGATATAAACTACCTACCGAATCTTTATACGGGTGGAGGCTACAGTGGAACGAGCAATAGTTCTCATAATATATCACCAGATACATCTTATTCTGATATTATGACACAGAGTAGGGAAAGTAACTCAACTACAAGTGCAGTTTTCGTTAAACTGGGCTTTCAAAACATTTTCGGGGAAGCTGAAACATTAGAAGTCCCCAGCGATATATATGGTCCTGCCGGTGAAGGTTGGGGCTATATTTCTAATAAATTCGGAGGCCCCGGTACTCCTCAGTGGGAAGGTCAGGATGTAGATCCTTGGCTAGATCCTGAGGGTTTGCTGGACCTTGACGATAACCTCAACTCGGGATTTGGAGATCCCAACAATGTATAACCTAAGGAAATAAACCCAAATGTCTACAACTACCTTACTAACTTTTAATGATGAATATAGTGCAGGATCTGTCTTTGATTTATCCAGCATTGCCTTTTCTGATGCTTCAGGAGTAGATATAGACTCTCAGCTAAAGGTAACACTTAATGGTAATGCCTTAAGTCTTACCACAGATTACACTCTCAATACCGATCAGCTCACCTTAATAGGAGCTATGGTTGATGGAGATGAGCTTATCTGCTATAGGATGTCAAACATAGACTCCTTCTATACGGCAGGAGAAACTGGTGCTGCCTTAGATAACGCAGAGCAGGCCCTATTCCGCTTGCAAGATATCGAAGATCTTATTCTTCCTGAGGGTGGTGAGGTTGGTCAGATTCTTGCAAGAACCAGTGATAACCCAAGAGAACATAAGTGGATTTCTCTTGGCTTAAATAACAATCCTACTGAGGCTGCTGCTAGAAGTTGGTTTACATTAGGTAATCTTGATGATGTTAGTCTGCTTGGGCTTGCAAACAATAAGGTTCTTACATATCTAAACGGTACGTGGTATCCTGTTGACCCCCCAACAAATCAAGGACCACCCGGTCCTCAAGGTGAGCAGGGTATTAGAGGAAAAACTGGTGGTACAGGACCAAGAGGAGCAGGTGGACCTTCGGGGAGAACTGGAGATGCAGGACCTGTAGGTCCAGCCGGTGCTTCGGCCTTTGATATTTGGTCTCAATATTACTCAGGTGGAGTACAGCCTACCGAAGCTACGTTCTTAGCAGACATTGTTGGTGCTACAGGACCTGCTGGACCGGCTGGACCTACAGGTGCTGCTGGCACTGATGGTAGAGGGTGGTATGATACTAATATTGTTGATGAAGCTGGAGCATATACGGTTGAATTCTTATCACACGATGGTTTAGGGTTTATTACTGATAATATACGTGGTGAGCAGGGTGTTCAAGGTGCTACTGGTGCTCAAGGTCCTCAAGGTAATCAAGGTCCTCAAGGCGATACTGGTGCTACTGGTGCAACAGGTGCAACAGGTGCTACTGGTGCTACTGGTGATCAAGGTCCT